AGCAAATAAATAAAATTGAAGTTTTTTTTATTTAAATAACTAATTTTAAATAAAAAATGGAGCCACCAACTTACTTAGCAAAGTTACATCCTCATCCTCGTGATAAACGAATTGTATTTGATGAAGGACCTCATATTTATTACATAGATGGATCTTCAGAGGGATATATTTCTTGTACTACCTGGAATCATAGTCATTTTGAACATTTTAATGCAGATGCTATTATAGATAAAATGATGACTTCAAGTAGCTGGCAACCAGGTAATAAATATTATGGAAAAACAAAAGACGAAATAAAAGCAATGTGGGACCAAAATAGAGATGAATCAGCATCATCAGGAACGAAGATGCATTATGATATTGAGTGTTATTATAATGAATGTCCAAATGAAAATGATTCCATTGAATACCAATATTTCAAGAATTTCTTGAGAGATTATGGGGACTTAAAGCCATATAGAACAGAATGGACAGTATTTCATGAAGATGTAAAAATTTCTGGCTCAATAGATATGGTGTTTGAAAAACCAGATGGTCATTTACTCATTTATGATTGGAAACGGTGTAAAGAAATAACGAAAACAAATGGGTTTAATAAATGGGGAAATAAAGAGTGTATAGAGCATTTACCAGATACAAATTTTTGGCATTATAGTTTACAATTGAATACATATAAGACAATATTGGAAGAAAAATATGGAAAAGTAGTGGATGAATTATATTTGGTATGTTTGCATCCGGAAAATAAAAATAAAGATTATCAGAGGATAAAGGTAGCAAATTTACAAGAAGAAGTTCAAGAATTATTTAAAATAAGAAAACAAGAATTAAAAAATAAGATTTAAATATAAAACCCTATATAAAAATATATGTTTTTCTCCAAATATCGTTTCCCATTGATTTTATTAGGATCACTTGGAATATCAGTTTCTAGTTATTTTTTATTTAAACATTTTTTTCATAAAGAGAAAAAAATAAAGGAAAAAGAGGAAGAGCCTTATGAAAACAAGTATTATGATAAATTTGAAGACTTAGATTGTATAGAATTAGAGGAAGATTATGTGAAAAGTTTAAAGAGTAATATAATCATTGAAAAAACTCCAAAAGGAAATGTATTAATGTATTATGACTTTGAAAAAGAATCATTTATTTATTATTGTGATACGAAAGATATAAGTTATTTATATCTAGAGACTATAGCAAGAAAATATGCTATTCAATTTAATTGTAAAAAATTAGTTGTAGACATAAAAAAAGAGTTACAAGAGGCAAAAAAAGAAAAACCAAAAGAAGAAATAAAGAAAAAGGAAAGTAACAATGAATTATTTGCGTCTTTTAAAGATTATAATAGAAAGGGTAGTGGAGGATCCAAAACAATGAATAAAAAATTTATAATAAGGCAAAATGCAAATAGATATTCATATAGGGGAAAATTAAATGAATATAACTATTTACAAAGTGATGCTTATAAGAAAGAAAAGAAAGAGGATTTTGAAATTTTAGATTTTGCTAGTTTTAAGAGATTACAAGAAAAAAAGAAAGAAAAAAAGTAACAATAGAATATATATGAGTAAATTATTTGATCTTAATCCAGAAGAAAAAGAGCAAAAAATAAAATTAATTGTTAATGAATCTATAATAAAAAAACAAAAACAACTCGATAATGTTAGTAAGGAATTAGAATCTTTAAAAAATCAAGAACAAGAAAATAAATATTTTATGAATTTAAATGAAGACCCACAATTAACTGTTTCTTATGTAGGTGTAGCCGTTATATCATTAATAGGAGATATATTGGAAGGTTTTGGAGAAGTAACAAAAAGAATAAAAAAAGATTTGGAAAGCCAAATACAAACAGGAGGAGCAGAAACAAATAGTTCAGAAGAACTTAAAAAACAAGCAGATAATTTAAATCAAGTGATAGGTGAAGCTCAAAAACTAATTGAAAATTTGAAAAAAGAAAAGATAAGTTCAAAATCTTTAGGTCCTGGAACAGTGCAAGGAGAATTTAAAAAGGGATTAAATAAAGCAAAAAATATGGGAATTGCGGCATTTAAGACCGGAGTTAAATGGAGTGAACAATTCATAAATCAAATGATAGATTTATCCATGGAAGCATCTGGACAAGGAAAACTATTAAATACTCCTCTAGATGAATTGAGTCCTGAATTAAATAAAAAATTATTATTATTAGCAGGAGTATTAAAAGAATTATCTACCAATCCAGCTACTAAGGAAGCAGTAAAACAAATTGCAGAGGCAATAGGAACCAGTATGGTGGAATTAATGGAACAAATAAAACCACAAATAGAAAAGGTTACAGATGAAGCAATAGCAATGATAGATCAAGTAGCAGAAAAAACTGCAAGAGGATCGATGGCAACAGGAGTTTCGGTAGCCCAAGCATTTTTAGCAGAAATACCCTGGGTAGGAGGAATCATTGATTTCTTTTTAGCTATAGGAAAAGGATTTAATTCGTTTATGGAAGTAGTAAAAACATTTTCAAATAAAACTGGAGATTTAGCAGTAAAAAATGCCAAATTAGTGAAAGGTGCAGAGGATTCAGTAAAAGCTGGAATTAATAGAATACAAACGGCACTTAATAAAGCAAAGCAAACATTAGAAGAGTCACAGGGAAAAGCAGAAATTCCAACACCAACCACAGAAGAAGGTATTAAACCACCAATAACATCTGACATTGAAACACCTACTACCGCAACAGTTAAAAAAAAGACAAAAGAAGAAATAAAAAAAGAGGGTGAAAAAAATGCTAGATTGGGCACAGATAAAACATCATCCCAAGCAGGAGGAAGCAAGAGAGAATATATACCAGATAGAAAAATAAGAAATAAAATACAAAAAGCCGGAAAAAGACTCAGAAAAACCTTAAAAATATTTAATAAAACATTGCCTAAGTTGAATTATTCATTAAAGATAAATGATAAGAAACATGTTAAAAAGACTCATAAGAAAAAATATACACGAAAACATCTTGTTTAGTGCCTTTTTCTCAGTTCCTTTTTTTAAGCTAATTATTTTTTTTAGTTTTCCATGTTATATACCCTATACTCTTCTTAATATTAAACGATGTTCCTAAATGATCCTTAGCTATTTCTAATGTTTTCCTCTCTTGTTCATTTAAACTTTTTAAATATTCTTCTATAGATTTAATTTCTGTATCCATTGTGTTTATTGAATTCATATATATTTATAAATGAATTCAATTTTTTATTATTTTACCTAATATTTTATTATACATATTAATTCACCATTCATTTTCACATTTGTTTTTTGAAATACTTTTGTTATGCTTTGGTCTATAGTATATCCATTATTTATTAAATATTCAAATAGATTAGGTAAGTCATCCACACATAAAAATCCACAACTATTAGTATCATCCTTTATTGCAATTATACAATTCGGTTTCCTACATATATTTGTATTGGCTTCAAAAGGAGATAATTTGTTTTGTCTTACCTGTTTACATATATCTTTTAATGGGCCTTCTGGCATTTTATTTAATATTAATATATTCGTATATTCTTGTATTATAGAGTTATAATAAGGAATACTGCTGAGAGAATATATAAGCATTTTATTTATTAGTATATAAAAAAATTGAAGTTTTTAATTTTTAATAAATTTAAATTATTATTACCATGGATTCTGAAAATACTATTTTCCGCTTTAAATTCACTCCTGAATTTAATACCCAGCTTTTATCATTCTCAAAAATACATCAACATGATGACCGAAATACTTATAAAGAAAATTGGAAATTATGGTTACAAAATAACGATGATTTAGTTGACCAAGAATTTCAAAGACTTAGACAACTAGGTTATGAAGGAAATATTGCTGATAAAATGTTTAAGAGTGGCAGATATTATTATCGTAAAAAGGTTCCTACAAAAGAACCAAAACAAAGAAGAAAATATATTGCCATTGATACAGAGGTTATTGAAGTGATAGATAAACATATTTCTGATAATTTTGATTCACCAACTTTTAAGCCTTCGTCTGCTTATGAATTATTTACAAATGAATTCAAAGATTTAATGGAAGAAGAAACAAATAGATTGATGGAAAAAGATTTATCACGGGAAGATATCAAATTAAAATTTAAAAAGACATATAAAAACAGATACTTCATTTTTAAACAACAAAAGTCTACTGATAATAATTCTATTGCTTCGGAAGATTAACTTAAAAATTATATGCGAAATAATATAATGAGTTTATTAATAAATGAATCCTTTTCCATAAATAATTCCATAGCTATTTCAAATAAAATTAAAAATATTCCTTTTTTTTTCCTTTATTTCAACCCAATTAATAGCTTTAAAAATTTAGACCAAAATCGAAATGTTTTACCTCTTTCTTCTTCTAACATTATCCTATCTAATATTAAATTTAAATTAATTCAACATTATTATTCTCAATCAAAGCCATTTGTTTTTAATTCTAATTTTTCCAAATCTCTCTATCATTCATTTATTTCCTCTTATTTGCTCCAACAAATTTCTGTTTGTTATATTATTTCTTCCACTCCTTTTATTGATTCCGATAATTTACCTTTATTAAACGATTTTTCTTTTTCCCTAGATCTTAAAAAAATCAATTATCAAAATTTAAAATCTTATTTTTCATCTGATTTTCTCTCTAATCCTTTTATTCCCATTGACATTTTTCTCATTTCATATCTTATTCATTTTAAAATTTCCAAGTTAGATACCGAAACTATGAATCTTATTTTGGATCAATACACTTCCAACAGAGAGAAAATAGAAATTTATTCTATTCTACCTATTTTGCAATATTTTCTTAATTATGATTCTTTATCTATTATTAAATATTTATTTCAATTTAAACTTACATGGTCCTACTACTCCCTAAGTTTCTTCTTTATTCAATATTATTCGGATCTTTTAAAAGAATATAAATTATATGAAACATTAATGACATATATACAATGTCATCCTAAAGAGAGAAATAAAAATATAATTAATACAATTAATAATATTTTATTTATAATTTAATTTATTTCTTTGAAGATCTTCTTCTTCTTCTGGCAGTCTTCTTTCCATGTTTCTTTCCGTGTTTCTTGGCAGTTTTCTTAGGATGAACCATATGTTTCTCAGAAGATCCCTTTTTGTAAGTCAATTTTGCCTTCTTTAATACATCCCTTAACATGACCGTAGTTCCCTTTGGGGCAGTCTTTTTCATCTCCTCCATAGTCTTCTTAACATGTGCACGCCATTCGTTTGCCATAATATATATACACGAATATTTTAAAAAATTGAAACATTTATATTTGTTTTTTTTAAGTTAATTAATTATGTCTAAAGTGGTTTTAACGCGATATTTATATATATTTGATGAAGTAGCGTTGGCTTTTATTCAATCAACTTTAGAAAAATCATCTCTTAATGAATGTTATTTTTGGATATCCGAATTATATTTATCAGGATTCCATAAACAAACTTGGGAATTAATTTGGTTTATATATTTTGACTTTTATTTTATAAATAATCCTTATTTTACTTCTTTTATTCAAAAAAAATATAAAGAAAATTCTTTCCAATCTATTCTTAGTGTTGTTAAAAATATGTATAAATTAATTCCTTCTTCTCAAATATTTATTACGCGGCAATATAATTCCCAAATAAAAAAAATAGATTATATATTCCGAGGTAAAAAACCCAATTGGCTTAACAGTGAACATCCTGCCAAATACCATGGTCTTATTAGATTTTTACATAAAAAATTATTTCATTATGCTGTTTCTTCTTTACCTGATCAAGTAGATGAATCTTTATGGAAATCTATTCAAGTATATTACAAACTTGATTTAAATACTTTAAATCTATTAGAAAAGGAATTTTATGCTTGCACTTATGATAATCCTATACATAAATTTTGGGCTATTGTATGTTTATTGGAATTTAATAGAGAATTTATTTCAAAAAAAAGAAAAATGATGTATATTTCTATATCTACTTCTGAATTAGAAGAAATTAATAAAATACATAATTCTCCTATTCCTTTGAGCAAATTTAATAATCCCCAAATTTATAAAACTCTTTGTTATAAAAGACTATTTTCAATACCGAAAAGTATTTCTTCCTTTTACTTGACTAGAGAACATGTTGAAAATATTAATCATTTAATTTGGTATCATTGGGAATATTATGCTTATATGTCCCCCATATGGAAAGAACGATTTGATAAATATAGGATAAATATAGATGAGGAGAAACAAAAAATAGAATTTGAAGATGATGATGAATTGGAAGAGTTTTATAGCCAATGGGGATATGAACCTGATGAACAACCACAAGAAACAATCAATAAAAGAATGTTTGTTACGGAAGAAAATAATTGGAAAAAATGGTATGAAAATATATTTGGGAAAGAGTGTATTTTTGAATTTCCAGAGGATTTTAGATTTTCATATTAAAAAAAATTGAAGTAATTAAATAATATTATTTTTTATTATTATTTAATACAAGATGGTCAAGAACGCAAAAGGAGGTAATAAAAGTAAGAAAATGGGACGAAAGTTCCTTGGTGCGCCTGTTCAAAAACAGGTTCGTTTAGCTGATCCAAATGAACCGTGTGAAATTTATGGAGTAGTTGAAAGACTATTGGGATTTGGTAGATTTCACATTAAAGATTCTAATGGAAAAGAAAGACTAGTAATTATTCCTAATAAATTTAGAGGACGAGGTAAGCGAGATAATACAGTTGTTTTAGGTGGATTTGTATTAGTAGGAATTAGAGAATATGAATCGGCTGAAACTGCTAAGTGTGATTTATTAGAAGTTTATACGGAAGCCGAAAAACAAAAATTAAAAAAATCAGGCAATCCTATTTTCGCTCAGTTAAAAAGTGATCATGATAGAGAACCTACTAATGATGGTGAATTTGAATTTGCCACCGAGGATCCTAACGAAGAAAAATATGAAGAACTTATTACAAATACTAACACAAATACAAATACAATTCGATTTGACGAAGGGGAAGAAGTGGATATCGATGATATTTAATTATTTCCTGAAATATCTTTTAAACTATTCATTATAGCTTCATTTAACATTTCTTCTTCATTTCTTATCGGAGGATGCATTCTTAAATAAGAATGAGGAATAGTATTAAAAATTTGGTTCCTCCCAAATGGATGAATAATATTTTCTATTGAATTTATTGAATTTAAAAAATTATTTCTACCTTCATTTATATTTTCCTCTTCTTTATAATCTTCATTTTTTATTTCTTTGCTTTCAAATTTATATCTACATACAGGACATTCGCAACTTTGTTTAGTTAACCAATTTTCAATGTATTCACTATTAAAACCATGTTTACATGGTAATATAGTTATTTCTTCATTTTCTTTAAATTTTTCTTGGCTAATTGGACAAACATCATTTACACATTCTTCTTTATTATAATTTATTTTTTTTAATAAATTTTTTGCTTCCTCAGACATAACATATTTGTATTTGTTATCTGTATTATTAAATGATCTCTCCAATATATCCATATTATTTTGATTTCCTAATAAAAAATTTCCTAATAATACTCTTTCCATTATTCTTTCAAACCTATTTTCCAATCTTCTATTCATTTCTTCAAATTCAGTGTCATTTAAGCTTATATCAGATCCGGGAACAGCTAGAAATGAATTCATCTCCGATCTATTAGTATTTAAATTATTACTCATATCTATATTAAAAATATTCATTATTATAATTAATTAATATTTTTTTAAACATATTTTTTTATTCAATTAATTCACTCAACTTATTATATCTTTCTTTATCCAATGTTTTCAATAATACATTCCAAGGAGTAAAACTTTGTAAACCATTTAATCCGTCTTCTGAAAATTCATTCAAAGCAGTAGGACTGTAACCAGCCATCATGGCATAACCATCATGATAAGACAATACTGGAAATCCAGATGTTACTCTTAGATTCCAGAAAATTATCTTTGGCACTTTGTATGGCTTACCGCAAATCTTTATTCCTGCATCCTGATATTTCTTATCTAATATTTCTCTTACTGTCTTACTCCCAAATTTTTCTTCTGTTGATAGATTCTTTTCAGCAGCATCAAATTGCATGTCTGAAAATACAGCAAGGATTAAATTTTCTACCTCTTCAGCTGGAAGTTTTAGTTCAACAATTGTATCTAAAATCAAATCCATTGCTTTATGGAAATTTGTATTCATACCCCAAGGAATATCTTTAATTTTTTTCACATCTGCTACAAAGTCTTCTTTATCCTCTAATTTTATCCATTCTGGCTTAACATTAAAAGTCATTACTCGTTTTCCTAACTTACTCTTTTCTGCGACTCTTAAACCTAAACCAATTGCACTTAGTAGAGGTTTCATTTCATCAACTTCCATTGATCCGGATGTGTCAACAATAGGAATCATATCTCCTAACTTACTAGTTTGTTTACTATTACTCTTCCATTGTTCATTCAAAATTTCTTTATCCATATCATCATGACAGGTAAGAGCTTGCTTGACAAAATCAATCATTCCAATATTTTTTCCCTTCATCTCCTTTTTTCCACTCTTCACATCTTCAATATATTTTTCCAAGTTATTTTTACATTGAATCCTATCTTCACTATCTACATTCTTTTTATTCATAAAAGCTTGCTTCTGCTTAATCATTGTTACTGATGGTACTCGGTTAAAGTCTATATCAGCCCAATGTTTTTCACATTGCTTTATCTGAGTGGTATCTAATGAACGATTCTTAGCTGAAATCTTCTTCCTCAATTGCGTCTTGGCTTTGTTTACACCCTTACTATTCCAATCATATTTACCAAACTCAGCAAAATAACATTTGGCAATTTCTTCAAAAATCCAGCCAAATTTTCTACTTTTTTCTCTCGGACTCCATTTCCATACTAAACTATTATTACCACTTGTTTCTTCCAATCTCATCTGATCTACATATAAATCAACTAATTTTACAGAGCGATCTTTTCTAATATTTATAAAATATTTCAAATCTTTCCAACTTCCAAAAGGCTTTTCCTCACTCTTAAATCCAACAAATCTTTTTAACATCTCTCTGCCAACCCTTTCGTCAATATCCATCAATTCATCCAGTAACTCTAAACTCAATGCATATTCTCCTTTTCCTTCATCAATATCTCGAGTATTCGCCAACATTTTTAACATAAGCACCTTCTTTTCTCTATCTCCCTCTTCGTAAATTTTTCTATATACACTTTTCAATTTTTTTATTTGTTTTACATCATTAGTTCTTACTAATTGAAAATATAATTGACATATTTGTTCTTGCTGTATCCCCGACCAACTATATTCAATATGATTGTTCTCCCCATATTGAATAGAATTCTTCATGTCTAATGCGGTTACTAGTGCTGCCATTGTGTATGTTTATTTACGGCTATTGTCTTTAAGCTGGTTTTACTATGTATATAAGGGTTGTTAATTTTTTCTTCTTCTCGTTTTTCCCTTTTGTAAATTAAATTTTACTCTTTTTGTATTAGGAATATTGGTTTTTTCTAATGCGTTAAATACAATAAAAATATTATTTATTTTATGAAAATAGCTTAATGATGGTTCAAAGGAATAATCATCTATATTTCTTAAATTATTTAACAATTTGAATTCTTGATTGCCTCTTAAAAAATTTTTCAATTCATTATTTTCCAAATTAAAATTATAAAGTAATATAGATATTAATTTATATTTGGTTTTGTCCATTTTCTCGTTTTCTCTAATTAATTTTACTAATTCCTCTTTTTCTATCTTATTGCCTTTGTTCAAATGGATCTCTTTCTCGGTTATTTTTTCTAACTCATTTTTTTTATTTATATATAAACAATTGACTTTTAAGTATTTTACTTCTTCTGGGTAAAATACTTTATATTTTTCTTCTTCATCTTCATACTTATTTATCCAATCATCATCAAATTCTTCATTGTCACTATCCATTATTAATTCTTTATATTTATTCTTCATATTTTTAACTAATCTTCATCCTCTTCTAAATATTCTTCTTCTTCTTCCTTTTCCTCTTCTGCAGCCAATCTTTCTGCCTCTTCCCATTCTTTTTCTAATTTTTCACAATACTCTTCGTATTTTCTATGTTCTATCTCTGCCCACATAAAATCATCTATGTCTCCAGTTTCCATATAATTTCTTTCCGATTCTTCTCTTCTTCTTTCATGCAGTTCCAGTGTCCTTTGAGCAAATTTTTCCATTTCTTTTTGCCATTTATAATTTTCAATTTTCTGTAAATGTTCTGGACTAAATGTTTCATCAAAACTATTATACCAATTTACCCCATCCCTGCTCCATTTTGTATTCATATTGGGTATTATTATAGTAGAGGATAACTTATTTGCATTTTCTATATATTTTTTCCAATTTTCTCCTAGTTTGTTTCCCTTTATATAAACTGGTCCTTTCCATATTGGTCCATCCCAATATATTGGATTAGTAATATCTGTAAGTGGTCTTTGATATTCTTCTGTCTTTTTTATTCTTTTTATCCATTCGGACTCTTCTTTTGGTTTTACAATTTCTTCTTTTTTCTGTTCCTCTTTTTTTTCTATAACTTCTTCCTTCTTTTCATTTTTTTTTTGGTCTAATTTCCGTTCTGTTTTTTCCATTTTAAACCGGTCTGGTATCTCTTTTTTTTTATTTTCTTTCCTATTATTTCTTTTTTTATTACTTTTTTCGTTATTAAAATTAAAAGGATTCTCCTTCAATGAATCAAATCTACCCATTATTTACCTTACTACTACTCGAGTTATATACTTCAATAATCAAGCAATTTTTATATATTTTTACTTTATATATATTAAAGTATTTAAAATATAAAATAGTTTAAACAAACTATTTAAAAAAATAACAATGATTAAATACTGGGATGGGGAGCGCCCGAATAGACTCCCATAGTTTCCTAACAGCTATTTTCGTCCTCATAATTAATTATTAGTATATAAATAATAAAAATATATAATTTCGTATATATATATTACAGGAAACAGTA